ATCCTCGTCCCCCCGCCCGGGCGGACCTTCGACGTGAGCTGCGGGTTCACCGCCCGCTGGGAGCTCGCCGCCATGGCGCCGGCTCCCACGGGACTGGACCGCAACTCCTGGGGAATCCTCGACGACCTCGTGGCCGCAGCCGAGGCGGTCCTGCCGCTCGAGTCGGCCCAGCTCGTGAACCTCAACCTCGCCGGCATCGACTATCCGGCCTACCTGCTCGCCTGGAGCGAACCCATCGCTTGAAGGAGGCCTCCGTGGCCGTCAACGAAGCCAGACTCAAGACCGGCAAGCTCACCCTCGGCGGAGCCGCCGGGGTAGGCGGCACCGAGTTCGCGTGTCAGCAGACGAATGTCCGGGTGAGCCCGTCACACGACGAGACCGGCGACGAGGTCGAAACGCTGTGCGGCGACAAGCTCGCCCCCGACGTCAAGACCTCCTGGTCGCTCGCCGGCACCTCCATTCAGGACTTCGACTCGCCCGACGGGTTCGTGCAGTACTCCGTCGAGAACAACCTCGAGGTCGTCGAGTACAGCTGGCAGCCCAACACCTCGACGTTCGAGGTCACTGGCACCGTCCAGGTCCGCGCCGTCGAGATCGGCGGCGACGTCAACACCCGGCTCACCACCGACTTCGAGTGGCCATGCCAGGACGACCCCGTCTTCACCTGGCCCGCCGTCACCGGCGCCACCGCCGCCTCGACCGTGGACGGTCCACCGTCCACGGTCGAGCCGGGGACCCCGGACGACGCGGCAGGCGAGACCCCCGTCCAGGCCCCGGCCGACACCTCGGAGGACGCCCCAGCCGAGACCTCGGAGCAGGCCCAGGGCGAGACCTCGGAGCAGGCCCAGGGCGAGACCTCGGAGGAGGCGCCGGGCGAGGCGTCCCCCGGCGATGACTACGGGGCCGAGGAGCTCGAGTGAGCCAGGAGGCGGTACGCGTCCAGGGTCTCTCGGCGTTCATCCGCGCCATGCGCGACGCCGAGGCCGACCTCGACGAGCTGAAGGACGCCAGCCAGCGGGCGGGCACCATCGTGCTGAACGCGGCGACTGCCCGGGCCCCGCGCCGCACCGGCCGGCTGGCCGCCTCGGGCCGGGTGAGCCGGGTGGCCCGGCGGGCGGTCGTGCGGTTCGGCTCGGCCCGGGTGCCCTACGCCGGTCCCATCCACTGGGGTTGGCCCCGGCGTCATATCGCCGCGCAACCCTTCGCCATCGACGCCGCCCGGGCCACCGAACCCGTGTGGCTCGCCGGCTACGCCCGCGAGCTCGAACGCATCGCCACCAAGGTCGAGGGGAGCACCCAGTAGTGGCCAGCCTGCGCGAGACCTTCACCGTCGCCTGGGACGACGAGGCGCCCATCGAGGTGACCACGACCGTCCAGGACCTCATCGATGCCGTCGAGGCCGTCGCCGTCCGCGGGTACCCGAACAACCGGGTGGCGCTGGAGACCAGCCTGATCCACGCCGCGCTCGTGCGCACCAAGGCCGACCCGCCCCCGTATGAGGAGTGGGTCAACCTCCTCGACTCCTACGAGAAGAAGGCGACCCGTGGGAGCGGGCCGACCGAGGGCCCTACCGACCCGGGACCGTTGCCCAGCGAGCCGTAGCCGTGGCCTGCGTCACCGGCACCCCGTGGCGGTCGTGGCTGGGACGTGACACCCGGGCCCTGGAAACAGCCGAACAGATCCTGATCGACACCGGCCACTTCGTCCGTGAGGAGATCGACGGGTGACCGCGACCCTCTCCATCACGATCCTGGCCAACGCCGCCCAGGCCAAGAAGGCGTTCGCCGAAACCTCTGAGAGCGCCGATGACCTCGGCACCAAGAGCTCGGGCATGGGCAAGGCCATCGCCGCGGGCGCCGCCGCCGGCGTCGCCGGCCTCGTCGCCCTCGGCATCTCCGCGTTCAATGCCGCGGAGGAGTCAGCGAAGATCGGCCGGGAGACCGAACGGGTGATCCGCACCACCGGCGCCGCAGCGTGGACCAGCGCCACGCAGGTGGGCGAGCTCTCCTCCGCCATCTCCGACAAGACCGGCGCCGATGACGAGGCCATCCAGTCCGGCGCCAACCTGCTGTTGACCTTCACCCGCGTCCAGAACGTCGTGGGCGAGGGCAACGACATCTTCGACCAGGCCACCCAGGCCGCCCTCGACATGTCCACCGCCCTCGGCACCGACATGTCGGGCGCGTCCATCCAACTCGGCAAGGCGCTGAACGACCCGATCAAGGGCATGACTGCCCTGTCGCGGGCCGGCGTGTCGTTCACCGAGGCCCAGAAGACTCAGGTGCAAACCCTCGTCGAGACGGGCGATGTGCTCGGCGCGCAGAAGATCATTCTGGCCGAGGTGCAAAAGGAGTTCGGCGGGGCCGCCGAGGCCGCTGGCACCCCGCTCGACAAGCTCATGGTCAAGTTCGGGAACCTGCAGGAGTCCGCCGGGACCTTGCTCATCCCCGCGGTCTCCGCGGTCGCGACAGTCATCGGCGACAACATGGTCCCCGCCATCGAGAAGGGCACCGAGTTCGTCACCGAACACGCCGAGGCCGTCAAGTTCCTGGCCTCGGTCGGCCTGGTCGGCCTGGCCGCCGCCTACGGGCCCGTCATCGCCGGGCAAGTGAAGATGGTCGCCCTCGACGTCGTCAAGTACGTCAAGGGTGTCGCCGAGTCCGCCATCTACATGGGCCAGGCGTTCCTCACCGTCGCCGCTCAGCAAGGCGTGTTGACGGCCTCGAGTCAGGCCCTCAGCTATGCCCTGTCCGCGACGCTGCCCGGGATGCTCGCCCTCGCCGCTGCCGGCCTTGTCTACGGGATCGTCTCGGCGTTCGACACGAGCTCGGAGGCCGCCGACCAGTTCTTCGAGTCCGTCACCCGCGACGTCGACACGAGCTCGTTCGACGAGATGCACGCGGCGAGCGCCCGGCTCACCGACGAGATCGTGAAGACGAAAAGCCAGTTCAAGGACTTCGGTACCGGCGACGTAGCCGCGGCGGTCGCCGACGTCCTGATTCCGTTCCACGACGTCGAGAACAGCCTCGACGACCAGACCTCCAAAGTCATCACTCTCAACGCGAAGCAGGCCGAATACGAGGCCCAGCTACGCAAGGGCGAGATGGCCCTGTTCGGCCTCGCCGAGGCGTCGGTCCAGACCGCGCACGGCCTCGAGGGCACCGGCACCTCGATCGACACGACGACTGCCGCGGGCCGGTTCATGAATGCCGAGATCGACATCATGAACCAGCGGATGCGCGAGATCGCCGCCGCCGAGAAGATCGACCTCACCCAACCGGGCGCCGCCGAGAAGGTGCAGGCCCTCTACGAGAAGACCCTGTTCGCCACTACGGGCACGCTCAACATGACCGAGGCCCAGGAGAAGTACAACGACGCCGCCGCCACGGCGGCCGACAAGGTCGACGCGTTCCGCATGTCGCTCGACGCGCTCATCTCCGGGCACCTCGACGCCCGCCAGGCCGAAACCCAGTACTCCCAGAACAGCCTGCAACTACTGCGCACCCTCACCGAGCAGCGGATGGCCGCGGCGGGCGCCACCGACGCCGGGACCGCGTCGAGCCTCGCCCAGGTAGCTGCGATCAATGAGAACAACTCGGCCATTCAGGCCAACGCCGAGTCGATGCTCAGCCTCGCGCAGGCCCAATACGAGGAGACCGGCTCGCTCGACGTCGCCTCGGCGAGCCTCGCCCGCAACCGCGAGGCCCTCGTCAACACCATGGTCCAGACCGGATACAGCCGCGAGGCCGCCGAGGCATACGTCGACTCGCTCGGCCTCACCCCGGCCAACATCAACACCGCCGTCAACCTCAACAACGCCGAGGCCACCGGCAGGCTCGCCGGCACGCAGGGCCAGTTGAACCAGATCGGCGCCGGCGCCCACGCCGTCGTCACCGCCGACACCTCCCCGGCCGACAAGGCCATGGCCGAGTTCTGGGCCCGCATGCCCAACTTTGTGGGGCCGGTCACCCCCGAGATGGTGCTCAAGTGGCTCAACGCCCACCCCCGCGCCTCGGGTGGCCCCGTCGCCCGCGGGGCCGCCTACGTCGTGGGCGAGCGTGGCCCCGAGCTCTTCACCCCCGCTGTGGCCGGCCGGATCATCCCCGCCGGCCCGTCGAGGGCCCGGGCCCTCGAGGAGGGCCCCGGTACCGGGGGCGGTACGACCACGATCAATGTGTCGGTTGCGTCGACCGGCCTCGGCCCCGACTCTCCGCGCCTGCAGGCCGACCTCGTCGAGGCGCTGCGCCGGTGGTCGGGCCGCAACGGCCCCATCCCGGGCACCACGACCCCTGGCGGCCGGGGTATCGCCGGCCCCGCCGGCCCGACCGGCCCCAAGGGCGACCAGGGCGACCCCGGTCCGAAGGGCGACACCGGCGCCACGGGCCCCGCCTCGACCGTGCCCGGCCCCACGGGGCCCACTGGCCCAACCGGGCTCAAGGGCGACACGGGCGCCACCGGGGCCACCGGCACCCAGGGGCCCAAGGGTGACACCGGCGCCACGGGCCCCGCCTCGACCGTGCCCGGCCCCACGGGGCCCACTGGCCCCAAGGGCGACCAGGGCGACCCCGGTACGCCGGGCGTGCAGGGCCCCAAGGGTGACACCGGCGCCACGGGCCCCGCCTCGACGGTCCCCGGTCCCACCGGCCCCACCGGCGCGCAGGGTCCCAAGGGCGATACGGGTGCCGCGGGGGCGGCCGGGGCCCAGGGCCCCAAGGGCGACAAGGGCGACACCGGCGCCACGGGCGCGACCGGCACCCAGGGCCCCGCGGGCACCCCAGGCGCCACGGGCGTGCAGGGACCCAAGGGCGACACCGGCGATACTGGCCCTGCGGGTGCGGCCGGCGCCGAGGGCCCGGCCGGGCCGGGTGTCCCCACGGGTGGCACGACCGGCCAGTTGGCCACGAAGAACTCGGCGACCAACTACGACGTGCGGTGGTCGACGCCGGCGTTCAAGTGGGGCTGAGCCGTGGCCTGGCCGGGCACTCCCGGCGGAGCGGCCAGCCCGTGGTGGGGCGACAACGTCCGGCTCTACGTCTGGGTCGCGATCCAGGCCGGAACCGGTCTGCACTGGGGACCCCACGCGACCGACCGCCTCGACGCCGGCAACGTGTGGACCTCGCCGGCCGCCGCCCCAGGCCCGACGCCGCCCTCGGGAGGTCTCTGGGTCGACGTCTCGTGCGACGTGCTCGAGGGCCAGACCGAGCTCGGCGGAGGCCCCGGCAACCCGTATCAGGCCGAGGCCGCGACTGCCGAGCTCATCCTGCGCGACCCCGAGCGGATCTATGACCCGCTCAACCCCGACAGTCCCTACCAGTACGGCGGCCGCTCCCGCCTCGGGCCCGGCGCAGCGGTCCTCGTGTTCACCGAGGTGCTCACCAGCCCGGCGACCGTAGAGCGCATCACTCTGCACACCGGCACCGTCGACACGTGGGCCGCGCCGTGGACCCCCCACCCCGCCGAGCGGCGGGTCCGGATCGTGTCCTCGGACAACACGAAGATCCTGGTTGGGCTCGACCGGGGCGAGCAGCCCGAGGTCGGTGCCGGCGATACGACCGACGCCCGGATCACCCGGATCCTGACGCACTACGGGTACACGGGGCCCACCCGATTGGACCCATCCACGGTCACGCTCGCCGCCACGACGCTGGCGCAATCGGCGTGGGAGCTCATCGGCCGCGCCGCGAGCGACGAGATCGGCCACGTCTACCTCGACCCCGACGGGGCGCTGCAGTTCCACGCCCGCTCGACCTGGGCGACCACCCCGGACCCGGTGGTCACCGTCGGGTGCGCCCCCGGCGTCGAGGGTTACGACATCGTCACCGACGCCACGGTCGACGCGTCGAGCCTCTCCCTGGTCAACTCCGTCGCCGCCGCCCGAACCGGCGGCACCACCGTCACCGCCACCTCGACGGCGTCGATCACGCTGTACGGCGAGCGGGGCCACAAACGAACTGACCTGGGCCTCGCCGATGACGCCCAGGTAGGCGCCTGGGCGACCTACACGCTCGGGCTCTGGGCCTTCCCGAGGGCCCGGATCACCGCCGTCACGCTCACCCCCCGGTTCGACCCAACCGCCTGGCTTGCCGTGCTGGGCGCCCGCCTCGTCGTCGACCGGGCCCGGGTGCTGTGGACCCCGCCGGGCGAGGACGTCACCTACGACACCACCGGCCGCGTCTTCGGTGTCAGGCACCAGTTCAGTCACTCGAGGTGGGAGACGACGTGGGGTCTCGCCTACGCCGACCTCTTCGCCCGGATCATGCACTGGGGTGGGCATCCCTTCGCCCGGCTCACGAGCGGCAACGTCTACCGATAGGAGAAACCCCGTGGCCTACAAGACCTTCGTCGCCGGCGAGGAAGCCCTCGCCGCCGACGTCAACGCCTACCTCATGAGCCAGACCGTCGCCCGGTTCCCGAGTGCCGCGGCCCGGACCTCGGCCCTCACCTCGCCCGCCGTCAATCAGCTGTCCATGCGCGATGACCGGCCCGGTGCCATCGAGCGGTGGAACGGCTCGGCGTGGGTCGACCTGTTCCCCCCGCCGGCACAGCTGACCTACGCCGAGCTCACCACGACCAAGGCCGTGACCTCGACGGTCGAGACGAGCGCCGACCTCGTCGTCGCCGCGGGCGTCGTCACGTTCGATGGCGCAACCCCGGTGCTCGTCGAGTGCTTCGCGCCCGCCGTGGTCCCTCCCGCCGTCGCCGGCGCGAACCTCATCCTCTGGCTTTACCAGGACGGCGTGTCCATCGGCCGGCTCGGCGCCGTCGGCAACCCGGCGAGCGCGACCATGATCGCCCCCGTGCACCTCGCCCGGCGGTTCACGCCCACCGCCGGCGCCCACGCGCTCAGCTTCGCCGCCACCGTCTCGGGCGCCACCGGAACCGTCATTGGCGGCACCGGCGGAGTCGGCCAGTACCTGCCGGCGTTCATCCGCGTCACCCGCGCCGCGTGACCTGGCACGGGCTTGATCACCACTGCCGTGACGTGACCGGCTGCTCGGCCACCCGCGCTCCCCGCTCCGAGTTGCACGACCCGTGCGCGGCGGCGAGGTTCGAGAGCTCGTCGCTGCCGCCGTGGGCCCGGGGGACGATGTGGTCGACGGAGCGGGCGCCGCCGAGGCCGCAGATGTGGCAGATCCCGTTGTCGCGCACGAGCACGGCGGCGCGCAGCTTGCGCCACCGGCGCGTCGATCCTCGTGCGGACAGAGCCGAACCCACGTCCCTAGTGAATCCCCCACCGACCTCCCACAGGCCCGCCCGCAGGTCTGAAGCGGGTCCACGGTCCACGGTGTACGGTCGCCGGTCATGCGATCCCTCTCCATCTGCAATCAGAAGGGCGGCGTCGGGAAAACCACGGTGACCGTGGCGCTCGCCGCCGCGGCGGCGGCCGCCGGCGCCCGCGTGCTCGTCATCGACGCCGACCCGCAGGGCCACGCCACCATCGCCCTCGGCCGAGAGCAGCTCTACAGCGGCGAGAAGCCGAACCTGGCCACGGTGCTGATCGGCGAGTCGCCCGGCGTCGGCCTGGCCGAGCTCATCGACCTGCAGGTGTGGCAACCCACCGGCGACGGCCACCTCGTCGGCGCCGGGCGCGTCGATCTCCTACCGGCGTGCCCGCTCATGTTCGTCGTCGACCTGCGCCTGGCCGGCGAACGGGGCCGGGAGTTCCGCCTGGCCCGGGTCCTGGCCTCCTCCGGGCTCGCCGCCCACTACGACCTGTGCCTCATCGACTGCCCGCCCTCCCTGGGCCTGCTCACCGACAACGCCCTCATCGCCTCCCGCGAGGTCCTGATCGTCGTCGGCGCCGACCCCGCCTCCGAGCACGGGCTCGAGCTGCTGATCGACCAGATCCGGTCCCTGCGCGGCGCCCTCGACGTCGAGGTGGCCATCACCGGCCTGGTGGTCAACCGCACCGAAGCCACCCGTGTTTCACGTGAGAGCGTCGCCGGGTTCGCCGAGCTCGGCCTCCCGGTGCTGGCCACCATCCCCAAGCGCGTCCGATTCCAGGAGGCGTGGCGGCGGAGAGTCCCGTTCCAGGGCCTCGAGCCCACCGGTGAGGTCGCCGAGGCCTTCGCCGCCCTCGCCGCCGGTCTCGACCTCGAGCTGATCGAGGCCACGGCGTGAACCAGCCCGACAGCACCGCCGACAGCACCGCCGACATCCTCGCCCAGCGCTTCGCCCCGCCGGCGGCCGCCAACGGCACCCGCTGGGAGGACCGCCACGTCCGCTGGACCGTCTGGGTCGAGAAGGACCTGCGCGACCAGATCGACCAGCTCCGCCGGGCCCGGGGCCTGTCCACCCGCGAGCTCGTCGATGAGCTCCTCCGCGCCGGCCTGGAGGCGTCCACCGTGGACCGTGGACGGTCCCCCGGACGGCGGGCCCGCCCATGACCTACGACCGGTACTTCTACGGCGGCGCCGCCCTCGTCGGCGCCAGCGCAGCCGCCCAGGCCATCCTGGCCCTCACCGGCGAGCCGGGCGCGCTTGTCGCCGCGGTGTGCAGCGCCGTCGTCGCCGGCGGCATGGTCCTGTACCCCCGCCTGCGGACGGGCTGGTGGGAGGCGGGCTATGAGGCCGGCACCCTCGATGAGCGGGAGCAGCGGGCGCGGTAGGGTCGCGGTGACACCAGCATTCCGAGGTGCCCGGCCGGCTCGTGTCCTCGGGAGGTCCTGACCCGCGCAGGCTCCTCCCGGCCACTCCGAGAAGTCTCATCGCAGAGAAGATCCGCTTCTCGGCGATGGGAAGGGATCGCACCTTCGGGGCGAGACGGTCGGGCTCCTCGTTGTCACACCCCCGGCGCACCCTGGACCAGGGGATCCCCGGCTATTCGGCGTCGGCCAGCTTGAGCCATACGCCCAGGGCCAGGCGCCGCCGGCGGGCCGCTTCGTGGCGGCCGATCACGTAGCCGACCATCACGGTGGCGGCGAGCAGCGCCGGGGCCCAGGCCTCCGAGGCGGCCAGCCACACCGTCAGGGCGGCGGCCATGACGGCGGCCGCCGTGTAGCGGGCCTGGATCCGGGCCCAGCGGACGTACGCGTGGGGTGGGCGCGGCACAGGTCGAGGCACGGCGTGCAGGTGCGATTCGATGCCGGGCAGTGTGTCACCACAGGTCGTGCAATCCGCCGTAGCCGTCGAGGTCGATGAGCGTGTAGATCTCGGTCGTGGCCACGTTGGCGTGACCCAACAGCACCTGCACCAGGCGCAGGTTCTTCGTGCGGTCGAGCATGTGGGTGGCGAACCGGTGCCGGATCTGGTGGCACGTGAACGGGCAGGCCGCCGCCCGCAGGTGCTCGTTCACCAGATACGACAGGCGTGCCGGCGTCACTGATCGGCCCCGCACCGTGCGGTAGACGTGGCCCGTCTCGCCGGCGCCGGCGGCCAGGAACGGCTCGAGCGGCGGGAAGATCGGGACCTTGCGGGTCTTGTTGCCCTTGCCCAGCACCGTCAGCCAGCCCTCGACGAGATCGACATCGGGGCCCCACTGCAGGCGCGCCACCTCACAACAGCGCAGCCCGGCGTAGTACATGAGCGCGACCGCCCGCCGGTTGTCCTCGAGG